CCAAGATTCAATGCCATGTCTTCTGAGTTTTCAAATACACCGTAAGCAGTACCACCTTGTGCACCTGCAGAAAGACCAGCCAAAAGATCGTCAATGTACAAGTTAGCGTCTCTGTCTAAGAAAAGTAAATTTTCTTCGATAGAACCTTGCTTATCAAGTTCTTTTAACAATAGGTCAAATTCAGATAATCTGTCATTGCTAGGCACTCCTGCCCCAGAAACAACAGCTCCAGGTGTTGCTGAATCAAATTGATTTGTAGAAACGATTCCACGAGACTCGATGGCCGCAAAGAGCCCTTCAGTACCTGAAATAGAGTTTCCGAATTCATCAGCTACTGCACTAGTGCTATCAGCTTTTTCAGCTTCAACCATAGTCATTTCTAGGTAATCTTCATATCGAACGCGAGTATCGCCTTCAGCCTTCATATACCATAAATATCCTGTTTGTCCAGCTTCTCCAGAAACTTCAACCCAACCAATCTGAGCAGTGTCAGAACCTGAAATCTCAAAGTGATCTTTGATGATAATAGGCTTGTTGGTAAAGCTTTTGAATGTAGGCTGAATAGCTCCAGTCATAGTGTCTGTAGCTTTGTCATATTCAGAACCGTATACAAAGAACTTAATAACTTGGTTATCAGTAGTTGCAATACCAGATAGGTCATCAACATTTTCAGCGCCGTAAGGCTTAATTGTCAATGCACTTGTACTAGTTTCGGAACCAGCTGTAACAATAGCTTTAAATACAACACTATTTACAGTAGCTACAACAGTTGCTCCTTTTCTGATAGCGTGAGCTTCAGTTGCACCTGAATCAATTCCTGTAATTGTGTCGACCGCACCAGTAACCGGATTAATCTGCCCGTTATAAGCTAAGTGAAGACGACCTTGCTCAGACCAAATAACTTGATCAGAAGCCATAGGCATTTCTGCGCCTACCATACGTAGGAAAGATGAAATCGAACGGTTTCCATAACGCTCTACTTCTTGTTCGTAAAGTTCTGGAAGATATTGTTGCGACCAGTTTGCACCACCTGAACCATGAAAGTTCAAATAGTTTGTGTTAAGAGTAGCTTTTTCCACGGAGGGGGTTACAATCCCACCGGTTAAGCCACTAAATGATACATTAGTTGCCATTTTTTATAAATTTTTAGTAATTTTTAAGTTTAAGTTTTAATTTTGAAGTATCATCGCCTAAAACTCTTGCTTTTATTCCGCCTGTATCATTAGTTTTGCTATGAACCCCTCTCGGATCCATGTTAATGTTTTTAGCGGACTTCATGCTCTCTTTTATCGCATCGGATTTACCTTGTTGATAAAAATGATTAGCAATTGCATCAGGATTCATAGCAGCAAACAAGGATTTATGATAACCTTTAGCGTCATTCATAACATTATCTTCATTTAAAAACTTTTTAACGAAATTATTAATGTCGCTTTGGTTGGTTTTTACCTCATTTGTGTTTTTTACATTAAATCTATAGCGTTTATCTGCAACCTTGAACTCAAAACCTTTGAATTCATCATTAAACACTTGATCTGTTTTTTGTAAAAACACATTCTGAGCTTGCTTGGCTATTTTTGATGTTTCTTCGTTTTCTGTGGTATATCTATTAAAAAAATCTACAGCTTTTTGTTGATCTGGCGTTAGTTTAGATCCGGCTTTAATTTCTTCATAGTACTTGGTTTTAAGACTTTCAAGTTCAGACTTAGCGCCTGCTACTTCTTCTTTGAAAGCCAGCTTTTTTCTTTTGACGTCTCTTTCATCGTCGACTTCTTCGTCAAATGTAAATTTATCTTCAATAAGAAAATCAATTTCATCTGATGATAAGTGCGGTTTAGATTGTTGATAATACTCTCTAAGTAGTGCAAGATCATCTACATTTGAATAATCTTTGTTAAGCGCTACATAATCTTCAAGCGAACCGCCTGTTTCATTTATAAAATCAACAACTTTTTGAATATTTTCAGGGAGCTCTATACCTTGCTCCTCTTCTTTTTGGAATGCTTTTTCAACTTCACCCGCAAGATCCTCTACTTCTTTAATAGTTTCTTCTTGTGCTTCTTCAACTTCTGGAAGTTCTTCTAAAACTAATTCTTCAGCTTCTTCTTTTACCTCCTCTTCTTGTCGTACTTCTTGCAGTTCCACTTTGGCTTCTTCCCCTGCTTCTTCAGCCGGTTCGTCTCCGCGTAACACGCTGCTCTCTGTTTCTGGTTCTTGAATGGCATCTTCTGTTTGTTCAGTTTGTTCTGCAGGCGGTTGAGTTAAATCAACCTTGTACATGCCGTCTTCAAATACGGCTCCTGCTTTTTCTTGTACAAGTTCTTCTTTTTCTTGGATTGATAGCTCTTCGCTTTCAACGACTTTTGCTTCAACGTTTTCAGACATAATAAAATATTATAAGATTATACACTATACATTACTTGGGTTCAAAAGAACCTAAGTCAAAATCACCGCTAAGTATATCATTTCCTGCAGATTCAAATACTTTTGGCGGTAAATTGTTTTTTCTTTGGCTTATAAGCTCGCTCTGCTGCGATGCTTGTATTTTTGTTCGCTCGTCTTTGCGATCTTCTTTTTCTTTTATAGCAGACTTAGCAGTTTCAACTTCTAACCCCTTAAGCTGCATATTCATTTGGAACTCAAGCTTCATTAATTCTTTTTTAAGGTTAGCTTCATTGGCTAATCTTTGCATTTCAAGTTGAGACTCTAATTGTTTTAATTCTGCTTTTTGAGACGTAAGAGCTTGTTGTTTTTGAACCTCAGCTTGCGCGGCGACTTGCTGCGCCTGAGCATTGGCTTGCGACTGTGCTTGAATATTCTGCTGTTGCATTTGTTGATCCCGTTCTAGCTTTTTCTTGCGTCGTACTTTTAGCATTTCGTTTGCTAATTGAACATTTTTTATTTCTCTAAGATCAATAGCGTCTTCTAAATCAACAAGACCTCCACTCAATGCAGCCTGTATATTGTTTTCAAGCTTTTGTTTTTCTTCTTCATCCGGCATTAAATCAATAAATATACCGAAGTCATGCAAATGAAGTTCCCCCAGCTCAGCTAACACAGATACATTATGAATACCTATTGCCTGTATAAATGCTTCTCTAGATGGTGAGTACTCTATAACATCAGATATTCGTAATGATATTTTTTCAGCAGTTTCAGCCGTTAGGAATAAACCGCTTTGTAGTATATGCCGAGTAGCTGTATTGCTATTAGCGGCTGCTAATTTTTGCACACCAACTAAAGCTTTCGGATCTGGAGCTGTTCCATCTCTAGCTTCATTTAATCCAGTAGCGTCTCTCATCATTTGCAAATAATAATTATATGTACTTACAAGTGAAGCTATTTTATTACTGCCGCTATTTGAATTAATTTCTTGAATAGGCACTTTGCCTGGGTTCATATCACCATCAGATGTAAATGATCTACCAATTACAGAACCAGTTTGAAAAAACATGTTTAACGCTTCTTGTGGGTTGTAGTTTGTGCCATTACCCAAATCTATTTCAGCAAGACCATCAGCATCTAAGTAAACACCGTCAGGTACCATACGTGACATTACTTGCTGTAACTTTAAATGTGTTATTTGAATCATATCGGCAAATGTAGTAATTCTACTAACCAAAGATTCAATACGCCCATTATACATACGAGGCGCCACGACCGAATAATTCATTCTAACTTTTGCGGCATCGCTTTTAGGGCGTAGCATGTTTTCGCATAGTTGCCATTTTAATAGCATGTTAGCTCCTGGTACATACACCCCATCATATAATACTTCTATATTCCTGGCTATTCTTTCAAACCTAGCACGAGGGTCTATAGGCGGGTTAAAGCTTTCATCTTTAACTATAATTTTTTCAGCACCTGTTACTGTATTTTTAACTTTATATACCTCGTTGTGAAAAGTTTTATAATTAAAATATAATACATCAACCGTATTATTATCATCTCTGTTTTTTGTGGTTGTAAATTTATTATAAGCTTTGTAGTTAGAATAGCTACCTCCTGCTAGTTTTTCCAAATCTTCATTTGTTAAATTTGGAAATTGTTTTTTCAATTCATTAATAGGTATTGTTTTTATTTCGCCTATATAATATATATCTTCAAAATAAGGAGAATCAGTATATGAATAAACTAAGTTGCTAGGATCAACATAGTCTATTGTTATTCCTTCAGAATTAGTATATGTTGTTTTTACGGCGCCAATACCTAAAACAGCTAGATCGTAATACATGCGCTTTTTAGTAAGCTCGTATCTATTTTTTTCAAATGTTGTTGTAATCGCCTGCTCTTCAGCTATTTCAATAGCTTCTTTATAATTAAGCTGCATATGCAAATCTAACTCGTCTTGATTAGATGGTAGATCAGTAATTCCACTTTCTTTAGTTTGCATACCAAACTCGGCCTGAATATATGAGTCAAGCTCTTTAGCTGCCATATCTCTCAATATACTTTCCATATACTGAGTTCTTTTATTTACACCGAAAGGGTCCTGTGAATATGCTTTTACGTCATATGATCTATTAGCCATGCCATTAACTACTATATCTACAAACTTAGGTATAATAGGCACGGGTTTCCAATCTAAATTAAGATAAGATAAATCACCGTTTATTGATAATTCATCTTTATATTTTTGCACAGATTGCTCTCCGCGCGCATATAATCTCAATTTGTGAAAATGATTTTGATTAATATAAAAACGGTTTCCAGCAGAATCTTTTTTAAACCATTCATGCTCTATTGCTCTAGCAACGTCTTTCCCGAAATTCGGACTAGCTTTTTCTGCGTCGCTAAGCGTTTGGCTTGGAAAATAACCTTTTACAACTGATTCAGCCATAATTATTTATTAATTTTGATTTCATGCCTTCGTTTTTATATTTAGCTATATTAAAACTTAGACTTAGTTTTTCTCTTTCTTGTTTAGGTGAGTACAAGTGCCTGTTGCATGCCATAATAGCTAACCCTGAGCTAATCGCTGCGTCAAACTTTGTTCTTTTGTTTAGATCAAACTTGGCCCAATCATTAAGTGTACCATTAAAATACATTTGGCCATATGTTCCTTCATCTGTTAATCCCACATGTTTTTGTATGTATGATTCTATCGCAGCTGCATGAGCCTGCTTAATATCTTCACTTGAGTTTGGCATTCCGCCTATTTCTTTTTCAGCAGTAGATAACTTGTTAAAAGTTTTGTCAGGTCTATTAATTGAAAACTTTCTATAGCCTCTACGCTTTAAATAATATAATAATCTAGGTTTATTGTTTTCTGCGAGTATTGGCATACCGTAAAAGTGTAATGCCATTAATACATCTTCAAAAAACATTTCAGCTGTTTGAGGCCGTGCAATATATTCAAGAAAAAACATATTTGCAGGAGCCTCTTCCATACTAAATTTGGTTAATCCGTGCAGTGCACCCTTTGAACCTTGGCCGTCTGTTGTTCCTGATATATCATATGAGTCACAACCAAACGCGCCGACGTGTTCGTTTCCGGGGTATAACACCCCTCTTTTCTCTATTACGCGGTTTTGAAGATTTGTAGGTGGTACCCAACTTACTTTAAACCTGCCGTTTGGGTTTGGTGTGAACACAACACTGCTATCTTTTATTCCGTTTGCCCAGCTAAAGCTTCCTTGTGCTACACCTGCCGATGAATATATATCGTCATTGTAATCTATTTGTTCGTATATTTTTGCAAGGTTAAATATACTATTTTGTGTTTCGTCTCTAAAAGCATGTTCCTCTGTGCGCGGAAACTGCCTATACATCTCGTTTAAGGCGTCCTGGTCTCCTTTTAAGCCATCAACTTCATTGTTCCAATGATCTATAACTCCGACCTCAATAAGGTCTCCATACGGACCTTCAATCGGTTTTCGCGGCGTATCAAAGACAGGGTTTCCAAAAGAATCAATGAATCCTTCGTAGTTCCATTCCATAGGTATGAACAAAGAATATAGTCCTGAGCGAGTCTGCCCATTGGCGTTTCGCTTTGTAACATCCGAATCATAATATAGTTTTTTAAAGTTTTCGCCGCCTTTGTCTAAAGCATTGCTTGTAGATCCCATCATACATTTACCAATAACCCGGCTACCTAACCTTAGCGTTGTCTTCGTGACTCGCCAGTTGTTGAGGATATTGTCCGGCCGTTCCCATTTACCCGATTCGTCGTGTACGAGGAGTTTGAGCTTCTCGCCGTCATAGGAGTTGTCGCCCGTGTTCTTCCAGTCAATTGTGGTGTCAAGCCCTTGTAGCTCTTCCCGCGTCTGCCCTGACTGTATAGATTTACGCGTGAGTTTTGAAGCGGGTACTCTATATGCGAGCTCGGTTTTGGGACGATCCATACCGTCTTGTATTGGTTTAAAAAAGAACGGGTAGTTAACGGATATTGGAACAACTTTATCTGTGAACATTTTCTTAGCGTCAGCCCCAGATTTGGACAGTATGCCAAACCGTGAATCAGACGATATTGTTGCCATGTTAACAGCTTCTGATGATGCCATGAATGAAAAGCCAGAGCGTCTGTTTTTGAGATAGCACATTCCATAACACCGTGAATCGGCTTTGCATGCTTCCCAAAATATAAAGAATAATCTGTTTGCTTCTCTAAATTCAGGGGCCCCAACGTCAATCTTACTCCACTGCAGGTACATGTAATGAGTGCCAGTAATATAAGTAGGCTTGTTCTTGTTATAGAACCA